TCCCCATCACCTATCAAGCGAAGCCCCCTTCCGTGGCTCCAGCTGAAGACCTACCCAATCCCGAACCACCAAAAGACGAAACACCCCACGATGAACTTTGGACCAAAGACCAAAAATGGTTCTGTGGGGGTATGGGCAAATTTGGCGGTTATGCTGCGGTTCGTGATTGGACTGTGTCGAAGGGATGGGGTAAGCCGTCGACATGGGGAACAGAACGACGACGAAATTTTGTTCTCAAGCTCGAAAAGGGCGAACTACATGTGGGGGAATGATGATTGGACACATGCTTCGTTTATGGCTTGAACAATACAATCTCGATGTGACGACATTCGCCAGCCTTTCAGGCTACGACCGAAAAGTCGTTCATAATTGGCTTAGTCGACGGTCCATCCCTAACAAACAGTCGATTCGAAACATTGTGGACACCTTGGCCCATTTTGCACACTGGACAACGAACCATCGGGAATATGTCTTCGTCAAGTTGCTAGGGTTTCGTGAGACCGAAATGTCTTGGCAATTTCGATTGCGACAAATAGATAAAAACACGATATAGGACATTGGGCAATTCGCCCGTTATCCTTTTTGGTTAATGGTATGGCTTGGGGAAGTTCCCCAAGCCTTTTCACTTTTTGGTCTATGCTTTCAGAACAAGGAACCAAACAGAACCATTACAAACAACATGACACGCTTGTCCAGCTGTCAGGGTGGTTACTGTGGTTGCTCCGGCGTCTTTGACAACGATGGAATTTGTGGAACCATCGTTTCGAATCCAGAATGAAACACCATCGTTTTCAGCTGGAAGGACTAAGTCATAATCTGAACCGCCCCCATCCAGAATCTGATAGGTTGAATCGCTAAGGACAAGGGTTTTGTTAGCGCTGATTGTCTCAACATTTACGCCATTCAAAAGGGCGATATGCTTCCGCACCTGAAAAGGGGTTTCGTTACTAAAGGCCATGATATTCTCCATCGAATAGTTAGTGGTTGGTTGTGTGGGTCTCTTTAAATTGAGTATCTAATTTGAGGAATGTTCGAACCTCTTTCAAGTCGTTCTCCATGGGGTTTAAGCGCTTATGAAGACCCGAAGCCGTGTTTCGAATAATCTCGCTCGTCTGAATGTGCTGTTCGTTCATTCGCTCGTTCATTGCGTCCAATCGTTCGCTAATTTTCCGGCTGGCTTCGATTTGTTCGTCAATTTGTCGAATGTGCTTGTCCACCAATTGGGGAACATACTTTGAGACCATTCGCCCAATCCCCAACAGCATCGTGACAGCTAGGGCTAGACCTGAAAGGGGTCCCGTTAACATCATTAAAAGGCTTTCGTGTTCCATTAGATAGCCCCCCATGTCTTGATACCTTGCGCCATAGCCGCCCCAAGTCGATGAATCCCATCGATGGTCAATAGAACTTTGTGGGCGTCACAGTCAATGAATAGAGGTTCGGAGCATATCGAAACGGGTCGGTTCACGCCCTTAATGGTGTAATATGCGTTCTTGGTCCAATCCGAAGGGCTAGCCGGTATCTTCTTAACCACCCGAATTTCGGACAAGTTCTTCTCCATGGCTTCGGCTATGTTGTCGGCTAGGTCCGCTCCGGCTGCGCTCCGATGGTCGTAGAACATAGCCCCATAATCACCGCCCCCAGCGTTCAAATGAAGCGCAATATACACAACAGGACCCGAATAACGAGCTGCGTATTCGTTCACCCGTGCGTGTCGTTCTGGATATGAACCATCCGAAATGGGGATAACATGGATTCCTTCTTGTCGAAGTTCCAGTTCAAGCGCAAGAGACAAATAGCCCGTCCAAAATGCTTCGGCTTCGTGGATTGATTCTTCTCCATCCCCATCGACATCGGCTATTGCTCCGATTGAGTTTAAGCGGTTTATTTGCCCACTGTGCTGTCTATCCAATACTACCAACATCATGTCCCCCTTGGTGTTGTATATGGGTTGTCTTCGATAAGTATATCATACAACCAAGACGACCCGTCCCACTTCTTCGAAGTGATTGTGGCTATCTGTTCGGTGAGATATAAAGACGAACTTGTCAGCCCTATAACATCCCCAATCATCAAGTAACCATATTTGGCCGCAGCTCTATAGGTCAATCGTCTTTTGACTAAACAGTTAGCTCGAAGAAGGTATCGGGCTATTCGTCCAGCTGTCCCCGTGTCATAGACATAGCTCGTCTCAATGACATTTCGTCGGACCCCATAACGCTGTTGGGATAGGGTGGCGTATCCATCGAAGTCCATGGTCTCGGGTATGTATTCCAAGTCAGCACCAATCGAATAATAGGACATGAAAGAACCGCTCGTTCCGTCTTTGGCATATCGTAGCTCGATGACATTGTATATTTCATCCAGCCCAACGGCCGCTTCAAGTGCGCTTATTCTCTGGAAGTCGCTACCCTCCAGAATGTGGGTGGTAAATGCGATTCGTTGCCCCTGGAAGTATTGAAGATAAACAACAGGTCTTAAGCCATAGGGACCCGAAACAACGGACAAGGGCATAAGCGGGAGAATGTTTTGATTAAGCCAGTCCCAAGCCGTGACCCTTGGTTCGTTGACATATCCAGCGAACCGGTAGGTGTTGAGTAGTTGTTGGACGCTTCCCCAAGCCTCCCAATCGACAGCCATTTTCGTCTTGGATAGGGCGAACATCACAAGGTCCCCTCCACCTTCCAAAATACCTTCACCGAAGGGGTTTAAGTGCCCACCCGAATAGCTACCCGCTCCCGCTGGGTTGAACCACCTTGTAAAATAGCTTTTCGATGAATGTCCGGCTTGGTCGGCTTCATAAACGGGTGAACCGTGAATGTTGACATAACTATACAAAACCCCATTCGTGTCTTTGGCTTCAAGGACTGGTTGGGTCGTGATATGATAGTCCCCATCACGAATCATAACTGTAGCTGCGTCCACCTTGTGACCGGCTATCATTAGATAGTCGTGATTCATCATCCCTTCACCCCCTCCATGTTGACTGTCGATGGGATAAGCGGGTGTCGAATAGAGGTTAGGGACATTCGTTCCGTCAGCTCTAATACTGTTGGACGGATTCCCAAAGACGAAAGGGTAAGCCTTTCCAGGGCCCAAGTCATTTGGGACATTTGGGAACTTCGAAATGTTTATGAGGTTGTCTTGGTCCAAGATATAGCCTGACATGTCATAGGGCTGTTGTTCGACACTGAAAGCCGCAAAACCCAACGGTTCTTCGGGGTCTCCGATGATGGGTTGGCTTATCTCACCCTCAAACAAAAGAATCCGTTGTTCCCATGTCTGAAGGGGCTGTCCATTTCGGACCATGACATAACTAAGCTCGGCCCGTGCACCGTCCAAAATACGCCCCTTTCGGAATTCTTCGACCATGTCATGAGGAAAGACAACGGCTAGCGATACGCTGTTCGATTCAACCGATATTTGAAATAGGTCGGACTGTTCTGTGTAGTCTAGTTGTTCAAGCTGCCCCTGGAACTGATAGTCGCCATTGTCATATTGGATTTCGATTGGGATGTTTGAGAACCGATATAGAGCTCCACCCCAATCCACGACAAGCAACCAAACAAGGTCCGCTCCTTTGTAGTCGTTCTCGTCTAAGACCCTTCGAAATGTTGTCATTTGATTTCGTCCAGCTGAATGGTGGCTATTCTGAAGACTTCCCCAGCGCCTAGACCTTGAAGTTCATCCCCAACAATGTTCGTAATCTGAACAGGGTCGACGAATCGGCATGTCATGTGGTCGCCCCTTCGGTTTAAGACTTGGACTTGGTTGTCTCCATCGACTGAACCCGTGAACGATGGGACATAGACAGTTTGGTGAACACCGCCTTCTAGGTATCGATAGAACCCTTGTAGACTGCTTGGGGCGTCCCCAACATTCGCCAAGGCGTCCCCACGGTTCGAACCTCTCCAATAGTCGGGCTCGGTGTTGGCACTATACAAATCCGATATGTCGATTCCATCGGACCAGCTGATTTGGATAGACCGTCCATTGTTGCCCGTGTTTCGACTGAAGACAGTCCCGTCTAGCGTTTCGGTGTCCTCAACCCCTTGGGATTCCGTGATTCGTCGGCCCCTTCCATATTGTCGTCCAGGGATGAACATTGGACCAGCTGTCACAAGACCGATTTGGAAGTAAGATTCGACGGTCTCTTGTGACGAAATTTCAATCCCAATTGCCTTGGTGTCTCTCCATGACGTGGACTGGTTATCTGTATAAACCAGAACACAACAGCTGTCAGGGATGATTGTAGCCGTTCCACTTGTGGGCTCTGTACCGTCCACCCCTTCCAAGGTCAAGACAGCATATTTCGACGAAGTGACAATGAATGGGCCTTCACTGTTCGAAGCTATCTTTCGATAGACAACATTGTCTCCCCCATCGTCCAGCTTAACCCTCCAGCCCTTACATTCATTGTAAAAGAAGTAGGGATGTTGGATGGTTCCACTTGTGGCGCTGCTTTGAATGGTTGCCCCTGTTCGTGTGAACGCTCCCGAATAGGCGTTATTGTCGACGGTTCCAATCGTGACCCATGCGCTTCCATTATGTCGTCGAATGGTGAAGTTCTGGAAGTTGATGTTCTCAAGACAAACCCCCAACATGTCGTTTTCAAGTTCTGTGACCTCTTGCGAAGGGTCAACATATAGCGCAATTCGTGACGAAGGAATAGCCCCAACGGAAGCGGGTGTTCTCCATGTCGTTCGGGTCGTTGGGCTGATTGAGTAAACAATGTTTTCCAACGGATAGTCGAACCGTGGTTCGATGTCCCATGTGTCCACTTCTTGGGTCGCTCCGTCTCGTGTCGAAATAAACAGGTCCCCATCTAGTTTCACATTGTACCCAAGACTAGGATATGGACGGCTCCACAGCTCCCTATCTGTTTGACCATAAGCCAATTGGCGTCCTGTGTGGGTGTCATAACTGACATGGGCTTCATAAAGCGAAATATCACGCACTGAACCCGAACCAATAGCTCCGAAATACATGTATTGGGTGGTTTGAGTCCCGCTGGTTAGGCTTGCGCTATTCCCAATCAAAGACCAACCACGAACTAAACCTGTCGCAGCTTCACGATACCAAGCATAGACATTTGAATCGGATATACCGATAAGAATGTCGGTCTCTTGTGTCATGTCGACCGAACGAAGTGGGCTGATTTGGGTGGCGGCTACTTCGTCATATAAATCTAATTGGGTAGCACTTGCCCGAACGCTGACACGATATGAGACCCCAACCCCGTCACTGATTTGTAGCTGTAAAATCGGCTTGAGAATGGTTCCTGTCGTGACCTTAATGTGGATTCGTGCGACCATCCCAGTCAATAGGTCGCCTGAAAGACCTGTTCGACTGTAGTATCGTTGGGTTATGTTTGTCGTCGTTATGTTGACATATCCATTTTGGAGGGTTTGACCTCCAGCCCCTACAGCTGTCCATCCAACCGTTCCAGGTAATTGAACACCAAACCAGTTAATCGCCCATCTCATTCGACGGGTATCGTCTGAAAACTGCTGATAGGGTGGGGCCGTGACCGTTGAATAGCCGCCTATCTGAAGACATCCCAATATTTCATTGTAGGCACTAGCTGCGGTTCCAGCTGTATTGTGAAAGACAAGCCCTTCTCCACCTTGAGAACATCCAACGAAGTTCGTTAGATAGAGATTGGCTGAAGGTAGGAAGTTATTCACCTGTCCCGCTGGTTGGGTCGTGAAAACTGAACCCCCAATCCCCATCCCTGACCAAGTCCGGCCTCCATCATCGGACTGAAATATTTGGGTCGTGTCAGCTCCTGTTCCTTGGATTTGTCTGGACATGGCGTAGTATTTGCCGTCGGTATCAATCCATACTGATAGCTCGCCTTCCCAAGCCGCCCCTGGAGCTCCACCTTGGAAGTTTGTGTTCGTGCTTATGTCGTATTTGATAGAAGACGATATGGGACTGGTGGCGCTCGCCATAGTAGCCAAGACCAACACCCTTGGACTAGCTGGGAACTCAATATAAGTGACATTAAAGGTTCCGTTCACTACCTGAAGACCATGGGATAAGAACCCGCCCGTGTCGTTCTCAGCGACAAGCTCGAAGGTCAAGCCTTGATTGGTCGATAGGTACTGAAGTAAGACCCCCATGTTTGTCGTGGTTAAGCTCGTGTTGTGTTTGATGATATGGGCCGTTAGAACAGTTTGTCCACCAATCGACCGCACTCGAATGTCCGACAAGTCGACACCAGCCGTTCCCGCTCCGAATGAACCCTTGTTGGCTATGGAAAGATTGAAGTCGTCGAAGGGGACCGCTTCAGTCGATACCTGAGACCATGTTGTTCCCCCATCTTCGGTTCTGTGGACATTGACTTGGGCTAGCTCGTCGTCTCCATCGATGGTCCAATGAACACAAAGAATCGACCCGTCTTCAAGTTCACAAAGACCCGAAAATAGGAAGTCTTCGGCTAAAGCTGCGTCACTCGAATATAGGCTGATTGGGCTAGAATAGGTTCCATTGGTCGACCGCTTGACGACCATAACATCATAGACCCCACTTTCCTGTTTTTCGGTTGAGATATAGACCGAACCATCGGAAGCCTGAAGACAGTCCCTTGGGATGAACTTGATTGTGTTCGAACCGACAACCCGTTCCCACCAAGTGTTAAAATTGTAGGCGTCTCGGCCATACCAATCCCCACTTGTCGACGGTCTCCATTGTAGTTGGGAGCGTCCACCCAATCCAACATGTCCAGCTCTAACCGTTCGAACCTGTACGACATCCCCTTCAGCCATAAAGCCCGAACTTTGAAGAACCATGGGCGAATTTTGGGAAGCCCTTGGGACCCCAGCCCTTGGGGTGTTCTGTTGGGCTGTTGTCTCGTCCATCCAGAACGAATCGACTGTAAACTTTAGGGGCGATATAAATCCCCTCATGTTGTTGGGTGTTCTATCGGTTCCCATTAGTAAGCTCCGCTTCCAATCGGTTTAAATTGTCGTGTTAAAACACTTTGTCGTCTTAAGGCGCTTCGATTGTATCTGTCAAGATGTTTAAATGGGGAAATGACAACGACTTGAGGCCCACCCATTTCCCCTCTTTGTAGGGCTGCGACCCCTCGTTCACCGCCCAATCGATTGACCGTTGATTCATCCAAGACGGCTTCACCTCTTTGGGCTCTGATGATTGTCTCTCCGGGTCTCAATGGGTCCATGTTCCCAATCAAGCCCCCCATGTCGAAGGTGGGTGGAGGTTGGGCGATAACTGCGGCAGCTTGGGCCGCTCCCGAAGCCACTAACGCACCTGTGGCGATACCCCCAGCGATTGGGCCCAAGGTGGCGTTGGCCTTGGTTATGGCCACTGCGGTATTCACTGCAATGTCGGTTAGAGCTGCGGTTTGTTTGAGGAAGTGCAGCTTAAGGGCTTGTTCTTTGGTTATCTTGCCCGTGTCGACCAATACGCTTTCGATTGCGTTGGCGGCTGCTGTGGCTGAACTGGTTAGGGTTGAGACGAACGACCGACGAGCTGCGGTTTCCTCGGCTATTCTGTCCATGTTCCGCTTGTGGGCCTTGGCTTCCATGTCGTCCCGAACGGCTATGGCTGCTAGCTCGGCTTCTTCGACGGCCCCTGTCATTTCCTTAAGTTCTTCGATTCGTGCTAGCCGTTGTTCGAATTGAATTTGCTCCAATTCTTCTTCAGTCATGAGCGCTTCGACGGCTTGTTGACGAATCGCCAATAGTTCTTCAAGAGCTTTAGCTTGTTCCTTGGCTGCGCTGTCGTCTTCTTTTGGTGGCTTGAGATTTTCCTGTGCGCTTGCTAGGTCTTGGGCTGCTCGAGCAGCTCTTTGGTCCGCTTGGGCTTGGGCTGCTGATTGTTCGATGATTTCTTTTCGTAGTTTCTGAAGGTCTGACACCTTCGAACTAGCCTTATCAAATGCGTTTCCTAGATTCAAGATAGCGTCAACATCTTGCCCCATGGCTTGAATGACTTGTCCAGTCTCAGATATAGCATTTTGGGCTAGTTGGGCAGCTGCTCCGAAGTCCCCTTCAAAGACCTTAACTGTCGCCATCCCTAGACCTGATATAGATGTCAACACGGCTTCGACTGAACGTGACATTAAACTAAAGTTAGCTATAACTGCGCCAATCACATCCCCAGCCAATGAACCGAAATAGACAATCCCATCGGATATTTTGAACAATCCATCGCTTAAATCAGCTGTCCCTGTCACGGTAGAAAGTAATTGAGCTCCAACCCCTTGGAGAACCAATTGTATTTCAGCCATAGCTCGCTGAAATAATCCCATTTGGGAGCTATTTTCGGCCATATTTATTCCGAATTCACTCGCTAAATTATTGAACGCTTGCATATTGTCCAACGCACCGGACTGTAGAAGGGCGGGTCCTGCTGCCTTTCCAAATATGTCCATAGCTAAAGCGTTCTTTTCGGTTTGGTTCTCAACTTGTGCAAGGGTGGCGGTTATTTCGTTGAAGACATCGTCGGCGCTTCTCAAGTTTCCTTCGGCATCCGTTGCACTGATACCTAAGCGGGTAAAGGCTTCCGCAGCTGGTCCGGTTCCTTGGGAAGCGTCGACAATTGCACCTGACAGTTTTATTAGTCCAGGCTCAAGCTGTGCGAACGCTACCCCAGCACCTTCAGCCGCTAGACGAAGTCCACCCAAGTTTTCAACCGTCAATCCTGTCTTGGTGGAA